ATATATTCCACCGATCAGACGAGAGCCTCGTCTGGTCGGGGTGTTCATTACTAAAAACCCATATATTAGGTGAATCTATCCACCTACTCTTACCTTTATATCTAGTATCATAGATAAAACCGGTTTTAAATTGCTCAATAGCTGAATACATACCGTATAAGCATTCTTTAGACATTGAGCGAGGTAAATCGATAATAAAACATTTAGGTGTTTGTCCGTCTTTGTAATGTTCCAAAACACAGAAAACATATTCTACGAGCTTTTGTGCATCGTTCATAGGTGGTACATATAAACCACTTTTTTTTAAAACGGTTAAACACGCTATTGTCGACTTTCCGGCATTACCTGTAAACTCTGTCAAATGGTTAATTGTTCTATAATTATAATAATTATTATTATATATATCTCTTTGATAAGGGTAAAACGTATCCTCGTTAATATGTCTATATTGTATAGGTACATATGCGGGCGCCGGGTCGTCGTCTTTCCACGGACCGGCTAAGCGTGTTTGAGCCTTCATACAATAAAAGGCTTCCTTTGTATAGTTATGATTGGCTGTAGGTTCACAATAATTTGGAGGAGGCTGTATCATCTTTAATAATTGCTTCTTAGTAGTCTTTTTAAATAAAGATATCCGACATTGGTAATGTTTATACCCTGTCTTTTCGCCTTGTTCTAACTGAAATGTCCATTTTTTAGCTATGCTGTTAAATTGACCCATTAAGATGGTCTCTTCTAAATCACCACCTTCACTATGATGGTTAAAGCGTAAATCCCAAACTGCTACTTGTGAACTCGTCATTTATAATATTGTCATAGAAAATAAATAACTTTTTTTTGGCGAATCTTCGATTCTGGAAGAACCAAAAAAAAGTATATTTCTATATATAATATAATCTAAGTTTCCTGGATATCCTGGATATGTTGGACCCTTATTACCTAATTTTAATAGAGTCATTGGATAAGACTGGATAATTTAGCCAATTTATAAAATCCACCAATTTTATAAACCATATTTAAGCTCACTCTCGTCACTCCGTTCGACTCGAGAGCGCGCATCGCTCCAAAGTCGCTTGCTTGTCGGTGTCCTTCGGACTATGCGCGAGCGCATCGCTACGCTGTTCTAATATCACCCCAAACCCCTCGAGGGGCTTTATAGGCTTAGCTGTCTGAGTATTGAAGATTCTGTGACATGGTTACAGAGATAGGGACATTAAAATGCCCTGGTTCACTCCATAAGAACTTAGAGTTTGCACCATGTAATAAGAACATGTACTGTATTTGTAATTTAGCATTATTTGCAGTTGTACCTGAATCATTGTATTTAACTTTACAACCTCCTAATAATTTAGTTAGTGATATTCTAAACGGAATCATTGATTTAAAATCATTGTTTTGAATATAATTGAAACTGTTAACGGTTGAACCAATAGCCATTGGCACGCCTTGATAACCCGAAACGTCGTAACCTTGAGCGCCTACTTTAAAGCGTTTCTTATGTAATATTGTATATACATCTTTATTAACATATAATGTTGAATCTATAGCCGACACACTCGGAGCAACTGAACTTGAACCAACTTGAAAGAAATCGCTAATTTGCGAACTAAAATTCATTGGTTGACAGTCTTTTCTTCTTACTATATACATAGTAACGTAATAACCTTGATTGATAACAGTACCTAAATTCGTATCAATATCGTTTAATAATGCATAATCAAACTGAATTACACCATTTAAACTGCATCGTTTAATCGTAATTTCATTACCTATACGTTGAGCTTGTGTTGAACCTTGTGTGATAGTTTGAAATATAGTATTCAAAGCACCACCATTTAATATAATAGTAGATGAAGGAGGTGAAGCGAACGTCTCAACCTGTCCTATCGTTTCACTATCCATCAAACCATTTGTAACATTTTTAAGCTCAATTTTGGCGTTTACTGTACGTTTAATTAAAGACTTTAAGGATTTGCTCCACGTTGTCTTTTTTTGCGTAACTACGTGTTTTTTAGGACGAGTAGCGCGTCTTGCCTTTTTCGTATAAGTTTTTCTAACCATAGATAATAAACTATATTTAGAAAATAATTTTATAGAATTCTTTTTTTATTAAGTATAAACTTATATAAATTAGTGGGTTCGTGAAGTGCCTCGTCCTCATCTTCTTCATATTTTACGAGCTTCTTCTCTTTATCAAGTGTCCATATATTCCACCGATCAGACGAGAGCCTCGTCTGGTCGGGGTGTTCATTACTAAAAACCCATATATTAGGTGAATCTATCCACCTACTCTTACCTTTATATCTAGTATCATAGATAAAACCGG